TATTACGACAAGATTGTTCCGGGGGCCTTGAAGAAGGTATTAAACAAGTTGGGCGCTGATTCGAAGTTGGAGATGCCGAAGATTGAGGACATACCGATGTACGGTGCGGATAGAGACGGCGCGGAGACGATGTTTATGGTTCCGGGTTTTAAGATGACGGATGATTTTCGCAAGGCTGTTGCAGAGGTTGGCTTGCCTATGTTTAAGGACGGTGGTCGTGTTGATGTTTCACGGTTCACGGGCCTTGGTTCAATGGGGTATATGATATGAGTCAGCTTGACGGGTACATACAGAAGTACGCTAAGAGGTTTGGTCTTCGACCGGACATTTTAGCTAGGATGATTTTTCAGGAGTCGAGCAACGATCCGAATATTGAGGGTCCTATGACTTCTCAAGGAAGAGGTATGGGCCTTGGTCAAGCTATGCCTAACACTGCTAGACAACCCGGACACGGTGTAGCCGAATTAAAAAACCCGTTTGATCCGGAGGAAAACGTTCGTTTCACTGCTGAGTATTTAGCCATGAACTTAGAGAAGTTTGGCGGGGATTATGCTTTAGCCATTGCGGGGTATCATTCTGGCCCTACTAGGGTTAAAAACTTGTTGGATCAAAATAAAAACATTTTAGACATGCCGAAGCAGTTTCCCAACACAGTCAAGCATGTTGACAGAATTTTAGGGAGGCGAAACAAAGATGGTATTCGCCCGTTTCTTGCTGTTAGTAGTGAAGCGGAGGCTATTAGGGCTGCGGACGCGGATTTATACAATGCTGCGAACCAAGCTTCGGGCATTACGAGCGGAGCGGCTAGTGGCGTTGATCCACAGGTGGCGGCGATAGCTGCGGCTGTCATGGAGGCCAAGAAGGGTGACAAGGATGCCAAGGGTTTTCGGGCGATGCAGATGGGGTTAGGTATGTTGGAAAAGGACATACAACCCATGCTTAAGCCGACGAGTACCTTGCAGGTTCCTAAACGACCTCCTAATCCTATGGACAGGTTTTCGGGCGGTATTGGTAGTTTAAAAGACAGTAACGGAAACATGTTTAGGATGGAGACTTAATATGGGTGCTTTAGGAGATTTCATTGACAGCATTACGTCTGGTCGTGGTCAGGATCGCGGCTACGGAGAAAGGCAGGACGCGCCAAGTGGGACGGATGGTTACAGTAGTCGCGCTCCAACGCGGTCTGTGCGCCCCCAGCTTCGTCCCGATGATTTTGCCAAACAGGTCGCAAGGTCTCAACAAGATTCCGGAGGTTCTGATGGCAACGGTTCTGAAGCCTACCAAAGAATGATGGCTGCACCTGCAAAGTTTTCTGATGCTGATCTTTCGGGTGTTCCTTATTTCAGCGGTCCCAGCGTTAGGAAATATGAGCCTAAAGGCGTATTCGGCTTCCTTAATGATGTATATATTAATTCAAAAAAAGATGCTTTAACTGATCTCCGTCTGGGCCTTGGTTCTTTAACTGGGACTAGCCTACCGGGGTTTCAGAAAACGATGGAGTCTATGGGTTATGCGGGGTTGCCCAAGGAAGCGTACGAGACAGCGTTTAACAATTTTAATGAACGTACTAAGAAGACAGAAGATGCAATGAAGGGGCAGGAGACTGATGACTATAATCGTGCTTTTGTTGATCCGTGTCCCGAGGGTTATCAGACTGATCCGGTAACGGGTATGTGTGTTCCTGTAATGGGCGCGGACCCTGAGCCGATTGTGCCTACTCCGTTTCCTGACCTTCCGGGTGGTGGTGGCGGCGGCATGACTTCTCCTGTTCTTCCTTTGATGGACTATACTCAACCTATAGATTACACTGCCCCAAGAATCTCGCCTCCTGTTCCTCAAGGCATAGCTGGAATACCTCGCTCACCGATTATAGGTTAGTTATGAAATGTTGGCATTGTAGTACCGAGTTAATTTGGGGCGGGGACCATGACATAGATGACGATGAGGACTATGTTATGGAGACGAACTTGTCGTGTCCTAGATGTAGAACGTTGGTAATGGTTTATTATCCCGCAGAGGAACAAGATGACCCTTCAGAGCTTTGACGCGCTTCCCGAGGAGGCGTTGAAAGAAATACTGGCTTTAACTGAGGCCAAGAAGCGGCTTGATTTACAAGAGCAGGCGCAGAACAAGTTCATGCCGTTTGCGCATCATGTGTATGAGAACTTCATTGAGGGGCGTCATCACAGGGTGATTGCGGAGAAGCTGGAGGCTGTGGCTCGTGGCGAGTTGAAGCGGTTGATTATTAACATGCCGCCTCGTCATTCAAAGTCCGAGTTTGCGAGTTACCTGATGCCTGCATGGTTTTTGGGTAGGAACCCTAAACTAAAGATAATTCAGGCTACCCATAATACAGAACTAGCTGTACGTTTTGGTAGGAAGGTTCGAGATTTAATTGACGATCCTGCGTATCGGGAGATTTTTCCGGAGACGAACTTGAAGGAAGACAACAAGGGCGCGGGAAAATGGGGNACTGACAAGGGCGGCGAGTANTTTGCNGCGGGTGTTGGTGCTGCGGTCACGGGTCGTGGNGCGGATTTGTTTGTGATTGACGATCCACACTCGGAGCAGGACGCTATGAGCGACACTGCGTTTGATCATGCGTATGAGTGGTACACTTCTGGTCCCCGTCAGCGTCTACAACCGGGGGGTGCAATCATAATTGTTATGACCCGCTGGGGTAAGAAGGACCTTACGGGTCGATTACTGGCCCGACAGGGCGGTGACATCATGGCAGACAAGTGGGAAGTGGTAGAATTTCCTGCAATTATGCCTAGCGGCAACCCTTTGTGGCCTGAGTTCTGGGAAAAAGACGCATTACTGGGAATTAAAGCGTCTTTGCCTGTTTCAAAGTGGTCTGCGCAGTGGCAACAGAGGCCCACGGCCTCGGAATCTGCGATTATCAAGCGCGATTGGTGGCAACCGTGGGAGCAGGACAAGATTCCGACCTTAAAGTACGTCATGCAGTCGTATGATACGGCGTTTTCGAAGAAGGAAAGCGCGGATTACAGCGCGATTACGACTTGGGGCGTGTTTAACCCGCTAGAGGGCGGTCCTGACCACATAATTTTGATGGATGCGCAGCGTGGTAGGTGGAGTTTCCCTGAATTAAAGGAAATTGCCTATGATGAGCACGAATACTGGGAACCAGACATGGTTATCATAGAAGCCAAGGCCACTGGACAACCTTTGATAGACGAATTACGTCTCAAGGGCATTCCTGCCTTGGGTTTTTCTCCGGGCAGGGGCAAGGATAAGGTCACTAGGATGCACTTGGTAGCTCCGTTGTTTGAGGCGGGGGTGGTTTGGTATCCGAAGGACAAGAAGTTTCCTGAAGAGGTCATCGAAGAGGTTGTATCTTTTCCGTATGGTGACAATGACGATTATTGTGATAGTATGACCTTAGCTTTAATGCGTTTTCGGCAGGGTGGTTTCATCTATCTGGACGGCGAAGATGACCAAGAGGATGAGTGGAAACCTCGTAAACGGGAGTATTACTGATGGTGATGTCACCAGACATAGAAGTACCGATTAATGTGCCTATGGAGTTTCCTAACGGGGCCGAGGTTATTGATGACGGCATGGGCGGGGCGATAGTCCAGTCTATGGAAGAGATGCCTATGGATATACCTGATGACATCCCGTTTGATGCAAACTTGGCAGAATACTTGGATGACGGTGTTCTTGGCGAGATATCCTCTGATCTTCGTGGTTTATACGAGGAAGATTTAGAGTCGAGGTCCGATTGGGAGCAGACGTACACCAAGGGTTTGGATTTACTGGGTCTAAAGACCGAGGAGCGCACAACTCCTTTTGAGGGTGCGTCTGGTATTGTGCATCCCATGATTAGCGAAAGTGTTACGCAGTTTCAGGCGCAGGCATACAAGGAGCTTTTGCCAGCGGGTGGCCCTGTTAGGACTCGTCTTATGGGTATGCAGGACCAAGCTCGTGAGGATCAGGCTAATCGTGTAGAGCACTTTATGAATTACCAGATTACGGAGATCATGGAAGAGTACGATCCGGACATGGATCAGATGCTGTTTTATCTCCCTTTGTCTGGCTCTACGTTTAAAAAGGTTTACTTCGACCCCACTAAACAACGTGCAGTTGCACAGTTTATACCAGCACAAGATTTAGTTGTGCCATACTCTGCTTCTGACTTGGCTACGAGCAATCGGGTCACTCATGTTTTGCGCATGGACATCAACGATGTACGCAAGATGCAGGTTGGTGGCATGTATCGTGACGTTGATCTAAAGGAGGGCGGCGAGGTTGAGGCTGACTCTGTTCGTCAGAAGGTTAACGAGCTAGAGGGCTTATCAAAGAATTACTCGGACGATGTTCTGACGGTGCTAGAGATGCATGCGGACATGGACATTGATGGTTTTGAGGACATAAACCCTGAGACAGGGGAGCCATCGGGCATAAAACTGCCATATATCATTACGATTGATGACAACTCGGGACAGGTCCTGTCTATTCGGCGCAACTATGACGGCGCTGACCCAGTTCGTCGNAAGCGTCAATACTTTGTTCACTACAAGTTTATGCCCGGATTAGGGTTTTATGGCTTTGGTTTAGTGCATATGATTGGCGGCTTAGGTCGCGCATCAACTAGCATTTTGCGCCAGTTGATTGACGCTGGTACATTAGCTAATCTTCCGGCTGGTTTCAAGGCTCGTGGTGTTCGCGTTCGTAACTCTGATGAGCCACTGCAACCGGGAGAGTGGCGGGACATTGATGTTCCGGGCGGTGCAATTAGAGATTCAATAATTCCTCTGCCATACAAGGAGCCTTCGGCTACCTTGGCACAGATGCTTGGCGGGTTGGTTGCAGATGGCAGACGCTTTATATCTGTAGCAGACCAACAGGTTCCAGACATGAACCAAGAGACGCCAGTCGGCACGACTGTTGCGTTATTGGAACGTGGATCAAAGGTTATGTCCGCGATTCACAAACGTTTGCACTACGCGCAGAAAACCGAGTTCCGGCTTTTGGCGCGTATCTTCGCTGAAAACCTACCTCCTGTTTACCCATATGAGGTTTCTGGGGCACCCCAGCAGGTTAAGGCGCAAGACTTCGACGGCAGGGTTGACGTCCTCCCAGTCAGTGACCCTAACATTTTTTCGATGGCGCAGCGCGTTACATTGGCCCAACAACAACTCCAGTTGGCTCAGTCAAACCCGCAAATGCATAACCTCCATGCGGCCTATCGTAGAATGTATCAGGCGTTGGAGGTGCAAAACATTAACGAGATTCTTCCTCCCCCTCCACAACCGCAGCCAAAGGACCCTGCGATGGAGAACTCGGATATAATCTCTGGACAGCCAGCTAAGGCGTTCCCTCCTCAAGACCACGATGCTCACATACAGGCTCACTTGAGTTTGTTGAATTTGCCAATACTTCAAAACACTCCCCCTGTTCTGGCAGGACTGTTTACTCATGTGTTGGAGCATGTCTCACTGAAGGCCCGTGAAGCGGTTATGGAGCAGATACAGTCTATTGTTGCGGGACCACAGCAACAGATGCAGCAACTGCAACAGATGGCTCAGGCGGGAGCTATATCGCCTCAACAAGCCCAGCAACAGATGCAGCAACTGCAGCCACAACAGTTTTCCCCTGAGCAGGTAGAGGCTCAGGTTGCGATAGTGGAAGCCGAGTTGATGGCGGATATCATGCCTCGTTTGGCAGCGGGTCAGAAGAGTGGTGGG